ACTTTGTTGTATTTGTCGCTGTAGTTTTCGGGGTACATCTGTCGGGTCTCCTCTGTAATGCCAGTTTCGGGATATGGGTTGTCGGTCATGGGTTGGGCAGCGCCCATGCCGACCAGCCAACCATACGCCATAGGTGTAACGCGGCGCGCAAGTTAATGTCTGGGTTATATAGATCGTCAAGGCTGTTTATGTAACCAGTTTCCATTAGCCATAGTTTGTGCGTACCGTTAATCTGCATTAAGCCTCGACTACCACCATTACTGTCTTTAGCGTTGTAGGCCGTTGGGATGCAACGTGACTCACGGAACATCACACGCGCCAATAAAGGCGCTTGATCTGCAGGCCAGCCAGCACTAATTGCGTCAGCCACGTATTGTGCACAACCTTTAGGCACTGCCGTAGTTGTGGTGGCTATTGGTGTTAGCGCGATTGTTGGTGGCACAACACTGTTAAGCACTGTGGTGATCTGTTCGCCCGGTTGTAGTTTGCGTTCTGGTGGCGCGCTGGCATCCCATAGCAATACAAATGCTGCTAAACCTGTGATTACCCATGCACCTATTTTGATTGCTAAGTAACTCATTTTTTCTCCAATTGGTAAGGCGTGCCCCAGCTGTCACCGACAGCGCTTTTAAACGCCAGTTGCGCGTGTAGCACTTTGTCTGTTTCAGGGTCACGAAAGATTTGTATTAACACCATTTGCTCTGTGTCAAGTCTTGTGGTGTACACCTCGTAAACGTATGTTTTAGCGTCTGCCATTGCATCTCCTATCGCCGGTGTTTCCACCATAGGGCACTACTGTGGCAATTCGGTGAATACCCTCTGAAACGCTTGTTTTACAAGGTTTGGTGCGTCTGACATCTGTGGGTTTATTTCCACGTGCAGCCAATCTCCACCCGGCGCTCCGTGTATCTCAGGCTTGCTGTACGACTTCCATGCTTGACGATCACAACGCCAACCACGCCCAAACGCTTTAGGAAAATAATCAAGCACACACTCAACACCTAACTCATTTGCGTTGGCTAACACAATATTGATAAACGCAATAGTTCCTTTACGGTTTGCTGTTGGCTGTTTCTCTGACGGCCTGTACGACAGGTCAACTGCTCGACCAGTGGCGTGCACACTTAACGATGTTTCACTGCCACGCATATTGCGCACTCCCCAAGAGCCATTATTCCAAAACGCGCCGCCGCCATATTTGATGGCTTGCCTAATCCATTCATCCATACCGGCACGTGGGCCTGCAGCTGCACCGTCACTGTTGCCCGTGTACGGCTTAGACCCGATGACTTTAGGGTTGGCTGGTAGTACTGCCATCTGCAGGCTTTCGCTTTAGGCCATTAGCGGCAACTAAACCAGACAACGTGCCGGTCATAAACACAGTCAACGTAGATAGCAAGTCAATGAACTGTGCATCATTTGGTGATTGTTCTAACGGTTGAGTCACAAACAGCAGGCCGTAAACAAAACCTATAACGGTAAGTGCAAAAGTCACTGCAATGGTGCAGCCAACAAACACAATCATGCGTGCGTGTAGGTGGTCAATCTCTGCGCGTTGCTTATCCATTTGTTACTCGTTCGCATTGTGCAATAGTCGAGCAATGTGTAAGCGCGCTGTTGCGTACTTTTTGTGGTGCGTTGGTACGTGTCGTTTCGCAAGCCGTCAGGATAAGTGCGAGCATCACACTAGCCAAGTAGTAGCGCGGCTTCATCGGCTGTAATTCCTAGCCTGTCAAGTACGGCTTGTTTAGCTGTAGCGCGCTCTGCGTCAGCTTTTGCTGCGGCTTTGTTTTCTGTTTCTTTAACTTTCACCCAAGCCTCATGTGTAGCAATTTCGTCTGCTGTCATGTCGCGGTCTGTGCCGTTGTCATTAATTTTCATTGTCATACCGTCTTGCTGTAGCCGTAGACAGCGTAAGTACCTGTCCATGTTCCTGATGCTGGCAAAATTTCTAAACCGTCATAGGCGGTAGCCGTTGAATGGTTTCCTGTTGTAAACATGTTGATTGGCGAATAGCCTGCTGGGCTTGCGGCGTTAAGGCTAATAAAATTTGTTGCTTGTGCAAGTTGAGGCGCAAAAATTTCTAAACGCAAACTTGCTTTGTAATCGCCGTTTGTGTAAAAACCCGGGTCATAACTTGATTGCGAGGTTGTGCGGTCTGCTGAAGCCGTTGTTGCGCTGCCGCTCAAATATTGTCTGTTGTAATTAGTGCTTGCTGATGTGCCGCTTGCACGCAATTTGATAGTCAAAAAACCAGTGCTGCTTGTTGTGTAATTTATAAGCACTAAATAATTGGTGTAACTGCTTGTAAAAATGCTGTCGGCTGTTGCGCTTGCCGCGGCTGAAACAGCCGTTTCTGCTTTGACACAAGTAAGGCCAGATGTAACGGCGGCGGCAGGCCCAACGGTAGCCCATGCCGCGCCATCGTAATACTGCACAACATTGCTGGCCTCGATGTAACACAACTGGCCCTCTGCCAATGCTTTGTTACTGCCACCAAACGCCGCGTCACGCGTAACGGTTGTAGCAAACACTGGTACGCCTGTGCCGGCACTTAGGTTCTGCTGATTTGCGGTCAGCACCTGATTTGCCACGAACAACGGAACGGTGGTCTGCGTGTTTGCCATAGTTGTACTTTATCCTATGCCAGCGCGTTGGTGGTAGATAGCACACCAAACGTAATGTCATCTAAAATAAATTGGTCAAGGATGACTGTTGGCGATGTCCACAAAGTCATGCGGTGGCCTGTGTTCATGTCAATAACGTGATCAATGCCCTCAACGCTTAGGTCTTGGTTAATGCTTAATGGTGTACCGCTGGCAAATGTTTTTGTTATGGCTACTGTTTGCCCAATTTCTATTGGTGCTAACGCTGTTTTTTGTGCGTCACTTAGACTGGCAAAAGTTGTAGACACACTAGTAAAACGTGGTCGAGGTATCGGGTAGAGCAGGTAACTCGCGAGAGTTGCAGCCTGTGCGTTAGTCGAGAGCAAGCTGTCTGTTATTGCTTCGGTCTGCGTAAAATACTGTGCAATTGACGCGGTGTTGCTGGCATTTTGCAAAGTACCGCCAGTCTGGATTGTGACGTTGACATTGTTAATTACAGACTGTTGGTCAAACTCTACAAGCACTGTGTCATACGGTGTAGCGGTTCCGGTGTCGTTAAACGTGGCTGTAGCAGCTGCCAGTGTTGTGCCGATACGAGGTTGCGCGGTAAGCACATTGGTGCGACTGCAGAAAATACGGCCCTGTTCGGCCTGTTGTATGCGGTTTATGTAGGCATTTACGTTTGTGCCACTAGCAATCGTGTAAGCGCCTAGGGTGGCTGTAGGGCTGGCGGTAAGACTTGTAGCGCCTGTATAAGCTGCAGCGCTTAAAAGGGCTGTAATGCGTTCTGATGAGGTTTGGCTAGTAGTAGCGGTTTCGGGCACTGAGCCTTGTGCCAGCACATAGGTATTGTCTGCGGCAGCAATGCTGTAGGTGGTCATTCCAGCCATGTTGTAGGTCTGGTTAAACGTGGTGACAACGCCCGTAAAAAGGTATTCACCGTTACGACTAAGCCTGATCGGGCGTAGTGGCGCTAGACCGGGCTGCTCTGTCAACTGATTGTAATACACGCTAGAGGTGTTAAACGGGTCGTATGCGCGGTTGCCTACTGGCACGCTAATTGACACAGACATTGTGCCCGGCCCAAAAACATCTAACGGTTTATGACGGCCTCGACTAATGCTAATGAGCTGTACTACGTCTGTAATGTCGTTAAAGTCAGCGCCGTCACCGTCAAGCACTGAAGTGCCGTTTAGCGTTGAGTCATCAAGATAAAACGCGGATGAGTCATAACCGCTAGATAGTTCTAAAAGGTATGTGCCGCCAGTTATGACGGTTGCACCAGCCATTACCTGATAGCCAAGTCAAGCGGCCCATACACTTGCGTGTATTGGGTAAGCGCGTCAACAACTGATCTGCCAATATCGGCTGCAGTAGAAATACCACCAGCCACGTTAATAGTTACATCTGGTCGGTTTGCCATGCGATCTTGGATGCCACCGACATAGCCGATAGGGCCGTTAACTGGTGCAAAGCCGGGCCCTTGACTACCGCCACCACCACCACCAGCACCACCACCAGCCATAGGTGCGCTAGGGCTAGGCATAAACGGCATAGCCGGCATACCTGCAAGCACTTGACCGACACCGCCCTCACGCGCTGCACCAGACCCCACAGCCGCTGCAGTGCCGCCACCTATTCTGCCTAAATCAAGTGTTGGCAATGACGGAATGTCGCTAAAAGGGTTAATCAGGTTCATGCCTCGAATGATCAGGTTTATTGCTGAGATGTACGCATTGGCAAATGTCTCAAAACCACTGATTAGGCCGTTAAGCACGTTGTTAACAATGGTGCGGAATGTCTCAAAAGTTTTGTACGCGTAAACAACGCCAACTACTAGCGCTGCAATACCTGCCGCGATCGCTGTAAATGGGTTAAGCGACATTGCAAAGTTGACTGCCAAGATCGCTACAGAGATTGCAGTAATTGCGCCGGCTATAGCCAAAAATGCTTGCGGGTTTTTTTGTGCCCAATCAGCAAACTTTTGCAACACTGGCAACACTGCTTGCACTACTGGCAACAATGCTGCGCCAATACTTTCTTTAGTTTCGTCAAGCGAGTTTTTAAGTATCTTAAAACGGCCTGCAGCGGTATTGGCTGCAGTGGCAGCTGCACCGCCAAACGTGCCGCCAAGTACGTTCATCACTTCATCAAGTGACGCGCCGTCTTTAATCATGGCTTTAATCTCTGGTGACAAGGCTTGTAGGCCTTTCATGTTGCCACCGTAGGCTTTTGCGAGCGCGTCAGATACCTCAGCCAATGACTTGTTAGACCCAATAGCGATGTCTTGTGCCAGTGACAATGCCTCTGTTGCTGTAGCAATGTCCTTTGTGCCAGTCACCAACGTGGCTAATGCCGGCCTAAGCTCACTGTCAGCCGTGC